TCCAGGACGTTTTTGTTTAATTAATTCAGATTCTATCGCTGCTGACAATACAAGACCAAGTTCTCTGCCACCTTGTTCATCACCCTCAACAGACGATCCAGAAGCATCCACGTTTACAACAATACTTGTTCCACCACCTAATTGATTATTTGGAATAATAGTTCCTGCTCTATCAGGTACAAATAGTTCTGGCCCACGTTCTCCAACTATTGAAGCTCTTCCTACTGGTGGCCTTCCGCCATTTGCAAAACCAATAGCTCCTAATAATCCACCTGTTACAGATCCACCTCCAAAGTTTCCAAATATTGCCATATTTAGAAAAGCATCAGCAATTTTATTAGTTACATTTCTCAACACATCATTTAATGATTGTGTTCCTTTTATTAATCCTTTAATTCCATTACCTATATCTTGTGTAATGGTATCTGAAAGTCGTTTAAAGGAATCTTCAATAATTGCTGCGTTATCAGCTAATTTTTTAGCTTCATTGTTCTGTTCTATAAGCTGTCTAACATTTATTTTACCTGTAGCAATTTGTATTTTTTCTTGTTCAGTAGCTTCTTCTTCAAATTCTTTTATTTGTTTTCTTATTTCAGCCTCTTTCGTTCCAAACATTACTATTGCATCATATTGAAGTGTCTGTTTAACAAGAGCATCTAATTTACTTTCTTCTGCTTTAGCTGAACTATTTGAATTAGAATCTGTTTTACCTGTACCATTATTAATTGCATCAATTTGTGATTGAAAATCTTTTTCATTTAAACTTCTTTGTCTTTTAATTATTTTATTTTCAAAATCTTTAACTGCTTCAAAATCTGGTGGAGTACCACTTAATAAAAATCCTTTACTTGCTTCTGTTCTTTTCTTAAATAGATCTTTAATGATAGGATCATCTGATCTTTGTGCCTGTTTAAATAAATTTGTTCTTTCTAGTGCATTAGTTAAAGTTTGTAAAAACTTTATTGAATTTAAAAGCTCAGATACCGCCACTTGCATTAAAGTCATGGCCTTAGCAAACTCATTACTTAATTTCACAGTATCTTCACCAAAAGTCTTAAGTGAATCAACTCCATTTTTTCCTATTAATAAAGTAAGTTGTTCAGTTGCAATTTCTAACGCTTTTGTTTCTTGTCCAGCATCTCTTAACTTTTGAATTAATTCAGCAGTTTTCGTTCCTTGTATTCCTAATGAATTTACTATTACGTCTAGATCAGGTTTTAAAGGATCTAAAGCTAGACCTAAGTTCTTAATGCCATCTGTAAATTCTGACAACTTACTTACTAAAGCAGTAACAGCAATAGAACCAGCAAAACCACCTCCAGGGCTAATCGCTTCACCAATACCACCGCCTAAAGCACCTCCAATAGCTTGTGCTGGACCACCACCAAATAACAAAGGAAAACCACCTCCAATAAATGCACTTTGAGCAATACGGCTACCTCTTCTTTGTAATTTTTCTTGCATAGTTAAATTTCTTTGAGTTTCTATATTTATTTGTTTCGCAAGGTCAAATTCTTGTGCTTTAATTTTTACTCCTGCACGTTTTAAATCATTAATTAATGCTTCTTTTTTAGCTTTACTTAAGGTTGAAGCTTTTATTCTTTCTTCTATATTTGCACTTTGTTCTGTAAGAGCATTAGTTTTATCTAAAATTCTTTGTCTTTTTTTTTCATTTTCTAATTGATCTTTCTTAGCCTTTCTTTTTGAATCAGAGCCAGTAAGTTTATTTATTTTTTTTTCTATTCCAGCATTTTTTTCTAACTGTCTTCCTATCGCTTCATTTATATCTTTAAATTCTTGTGAGTTTACATTAACAACTTCTAACATGCTGTTAAGCATGGACATTGCATTTTTACCAGCCAATATTGTTTTAGGAAACTTTTCTATTTCTTTAATTGTTTCACCAACATTTCCTAAAATTAATCCTTTATTTCTTCGCTTATCAGTAGCATTTGCAAAAGCTGTAGCTTCCATTGTCAGCTTTTTAAAGTCTCCAGCTAATATTGCAGTAGCAGCCCTTTGCCTCTCTGTCGCAGTTGTAGCATCATTAAATGCCTTTTTAATTAAACCAACTTGTTCTGTAACTGTTGATATTTTTTGACCAAAAGTAGTAAGACCTGCACCTTGATTAAATTTATTAATTAAATCTTGTCCTTCTTTTATTTGTGCATTTAATTTTTCTAAGGCTTTTTGTGCTGGATCAATTTTTACATTAATTTTTATTTTATTTATTTTTTGCTGAAATTCACTTTCTACTTGTTTTGCAAGCTGTTGTATTTTTTTTAAATTTTGTTCAGCACGGGTCGTATTTATAACGAGATCAAGTTGTTTAACAGCCATTCGACCTATCTAGCAAAACTTATACTCTATTCTACCTTGCTTTACCCATAACGCTTCTTTTTTGTATCTTATCCATTTCTTTTTTCTCTTCCTCATTCTTTAATTCAAAAAATGCTGCCCAACCTATCATCTCTTCAACAGTTAATGTTTGACATAGTTCACTAACAGATTTCTTTAATTCGTTAGCTAATGAGTATATAAACAACCAATCAGGATTTGCTTTTTAAATCGGCTTTTGCCTCTTTTACCTCCTTGTCAGAACCAGAATCTATCATCGCTAACTGGATGTCTTGTAAAACAGAAGCAGCCACTTCTCTCCTTAAAGAAGCTTTATCTCCATCTTGAAAAAGTCTTGTGCCATTCTTATCTAATGCTTTCTCAATCATTAACTGTAAAGCAAAATCATTTGTATCTTCACTATTGCTTTTCTTTTGAATCATTTCACGTTCAGCAATAGTTAATGGATTCCAATATACAGTAAATAGAATTTCATCATTATCCTTTAGGTCATACTTATAAAGCTGGCTGACACCAAATTTACTTTTAAGAAGATCAATAGCTCTTGTCATAATATTAGATAGCTATATGAATTATATCACCTATTTGCAAAAAAGGCACAAGATATGATTCCAAGAAAATGAGCACGGTCTTCTATCTCTACAGGAATAGGACCACTAATTTCACCGATTCTTGGTTGACAAGAAAATGGATCTGAGTAAGTAGATGTATTTATTAAAGTTAAACCATCAATAACTGATTCAGAAATAGCAGCTAATCTTGCACTTCCTTTGTTTTTTGGAACATAGACATTTGCTTGTATTGCACCCGAATAATAATCAGCAGCATTACCTTGAGCTTGCAATGTAGATTGACTAAAAGTTATTGAAGTTGTGACATAAGTAATAGTCTTACCTGGAGTTGTAAAAGGTACATTATCATAAATAATTTTTACTCTTGGATCAGCCTCTACAACAGAATCAGTAATAGCTTTTTCAAAAGCTGCTCTAACATTAACTAAAGTCATAATTTCCTGTATTTAGAACCTAAAGCTGGAGCATTTCGACCACCTTTAGTGCCTTTAAATAATACTTGTGATTCTGCCACTCTTAAATCTGGAACAGTCATTCCTGGACTAAATACCATATCAACAACTTTTTCTATCTCTGATAAATAAGGCATTATTGAACTATTTGGAGAACCTAAAGCCTGTCTAGCATAATCAGCCCTGTTACCAATAAATATTGTATCTCCAAAAGTAAATCTTTTATCAAGTGGATATCGAGGTTCAATAATTGCAGGTAACTTTTGTCCTTGACCTTTTGCTTTTTTTCTTTCTAACCACGGAGATCTAATCTCTTCATTAGCTAAAGGTCTATAAGTATTTGCTTGCCAGCTTGAAGCAAAAAAACCAGAATATTGTGGACTTTCTGCTGGTAAATCTGCAAGAACTTTTCCAACCAGATTATTTAATTGAGTATTTAATTCTCCTCTTGTTGAAGCTAACCAATTTGTAATTCCGTTAGGATCTGATTTTACCATTAGAACCTCACTAATAAAGTAAATAAATAAGTTTGACCACCTTTTTTTGTATCTATATCTGTAATCTGTGCGACTACTGTAGATCCAGCATAATTAAAACTGATTTCATCTTCAAAAGTAGGTTGATGATTATTTATTAAATCAGGGCTTATATAAATTTTTGCTTCTTTTGTTTCTTTTGCTAGATCCTCTTCTGACCGAATAAATTCAATAGGAACTTTTATATCAGAAAAAGTAGTATCAACTGTAATCTGCTCTCCTGTTTCTACGTTATAACTTGAAGTACCTTTTTTTATATAACTGATAGTTGTATCTAAAGAAGTTCCTAAATCACTAACAACTTGTTTAGCTACTTGTTTTAACAATGAATCTAGCTGTCCTGCCATTATCCTCTAACCACCCTCATCTGAAAAGCACCTGCTCCACCTAGCATATATGCTCCAAGATAACTTTGTAACCACGGGTAAACATCCATAATATTATTTATAGATCCTGTACCCTGACTATCAGTATTATATTTTACCTGTATATCTCCTAATTTAACTTCACTAAAATTACCATCTTTACCAGTAGTACCAGTAATAGCATCAGTATC